ACTGATGTCGGCAATGGTTGGTATAAATGTTCCCTTACCGTCACACACAACACCGCGACCGTCGACAACTTTATTTTTCAGCCGGTAAGCAGCACCGTCGGTGATGCTATCTATGTTTTCCGCGCCGACCTGACAAATGGCGCGACCATCCCAACCGAATTGCAATACACCAACGGCGCAGCGGTGCCGAACAAGAATTGGACGCCGGTCAATTTCAGGGTGCCATCCACTGCCGCTATCCCGTGGCAGAACGACAGCGTGGTGGACTCGCCGAGTAACTACGGCACCGACACTGGCCTGGGCGGCGAGGTGCGCGGTAACTACGGGCTGTTCAATACGGCCGACAGCAATGGCCTGCGTGGCGCCTGGGGCAATATGTACGCCGACAATGCTGGCGCTGTTACGACATGGCGAATGATGCGGGCGTCCCAGCCAGTCCCTGTGAGCGGACATTGGTGGACAGAATTTTACGCCAACAGCAATGCGGGTTATATATTTGTCGGGACATATGATCCGACCGCGGCGTTGTCGACTTATCCTGGTGCGGCTGGTAGTGGCGTAAAATCCGTCGGCTATCTCAGCAATGGCAGCTACTACGTCAACGGCAGCAATCCGCCTGGCGGCCCGACATGGACTACGGGCGATTACGTTGCTGTTCGCATATTCATGGGCATCGTTCAGTTTTACAAACTGGTCGGCGGCGTATGGCAGGCATTGTCTGTGGTGCAGACAGGTCTGACCGGCAACATTTGTATGGCAACCGCGTTGTATGACGCCGACACTGTTTTCATTAACTGTGGGCAACAGCCGTGGCGGGCGCCACCGCCAGCCGGCGCCAAAGCCATCTGTTCGCAGAATGTATTGTTATTCCCATGATCCAGACCACAGGAAAGATCGTCGGCCATCTCACTGAAGGTCTTAAGGACCGACCGCTGGCGCTCGCGCTCGTCCTGGTCAACGTGCTGTTCCTGGCGGTGACGTCCGGTGTGCTGTATTCGGTCAAGCAGACCGGCGAACGGCGCGACAAGCTGATCTCTGATCTCATCCAACTGTGTTCACCAAAACGCGGAGACTGACATGACCATCTATCACATCGACGGCACGCAGATTGTTACCGTGATCGGCCCCGGCAAAATTGACGTCGTCTCCGATGATGCGCCGATCATCGGCACGGTCGAGGCGCCAACCATCAGCGCGCTCGAGCCCGACACCGCGGCGCTCGGCGACCCCGACGTCGACATGGTCGTCACCGGCACCGGCTTCAACGAGATGAGCAAGATCGTGTTCAACGGCAACGATGAGCCGACCAAGCTGTTGTCCGACACCGAGGTTAGCACCACCATCAAGCCCTCGTTGTTTACGGTGGCCGAGGCGTTGCCGGTCTCGGTGCGTACCGGCTCAATGGTTGGCGGCCCGCTGCCGTTTACCTTCACCGATGCCGCCGCTGCCGATGCCGATGAAAGCAAGCGCAGCACCAAACATCACCGGAGGCGGTGATGACAGACATTCCGCTGCCGGTGCCGTTGGCGATCTCACCGGAAGCAAATCGCAAGATGGGCGATGCCGGCGTGCGCCGCTACATCTTCGGCCGCATGCATGGGCAGAACCGCATGATCCAGATCGCCAAAGGCAACTACGCAGGAGCACCTGATGCCGTCGCCGTCGCACGTTCGCCATCGCCGGCTATCGAACCCGGCGACCAGCTTCCCGAGCCCGATTGAGGCCGGCGAGCTGGTCATCAATACTGCTGCTCGCCAGCTTAGCGCTGGTGATGCTGATCCTGCTTCTGTCGGTGTCCCACTGCAGCTGCTCGGGGTGCGGATATTTGACGCCCGCGGCATCTACGCGGTCGGCGATTATGTGACCAACGCCGGCTTCCTGTACCGCTGCAAGGTGGTGCATGGCCCGGCGGTGTTTAATGCCACGCACTTTGAATTAATTGCCGGCGTTGATGCCGCCGCGACGACGCTGGGTAATTACTTACTGCTAAGCGGCGGCACGCTGTCGGGCCCGCTGCTGCTGCCGACCGCGGCGCCGGCGACTGCCGCCGCGGCCGCCAACAAAAAATATGTCGATGATCAAATTGCCAACGTGATCATCGGCAACGTCTCGGCCGGCACCATCACCAACACGCCGGCCGGGAATATTTCTGCGACCACGGCACAGGCTGCGCTGAACGAGCTCGACGCCGAAAAGGTGGCCAAGGCCGGCGACACCATGACCGGGCTGCTCGAGCTGCCGGCGATCACGCCTGACGCGGCCAGCGCCGTGCGGCGCGACTACGTCGACAACGCCGTCACCACCTTGTCGACGGCCGATGGCACGTTGCAAACCAACATCAATAAGAAAGTTTCGATCGACGGCAGCACCGCGATGACTGGACAGCTGTCACTGCCGACAGTGCCGGCTCCGGTGGCCGCCAATGCGGTCCGCAAGGATTATGTCGACACGCTGCTGGTTCCGGCCACGGTCGCTGAATTCACCAGCAACGCCAGCGCCGTCAAGATGCTGACGCCGGCGACGGTCTGGAACGCGGCCAATCTGGTCACTTTGAGTGGCAATGCGGTGCAGCCCGACTTCGGCGCCGGCATCGACTTTTACTGGCCGCTCAACGCCAGTTGCACGTTGTACAACCCGCTGCGAATGAAGGTTGGGCAGAAGGGGATGATTTATTTTGCCGTCGCCGGCGGCTGCAATGTCGGCGCCTGGGACAGCTTCTATAAATTCCCCGGCAGCTTAAAGCCAATATTTTCGCCCGGCGGTGGCCTCGACGCGATGTCCTACGCAGTCGTCAACACCTCGTTTATCTGCTGCTTCTTCGCGGCCGGGATGGGCTGACATGCCGATACCTGGACTAGTCGCGCCGGGCGTCATAGTAGCGACAAAGGTGAAGCCTCGTTATATCGACGTCGGCTACAGCGCCAACGTCAATCTGCGATCGTTGCACGATCAATATTACAACACTTATCCGCCGCGGACGGTCGTCGTTTTCACAGTCAGCTCGTATGTTTTCTCCAACGCCTACTACGCGCCGGCGATGGACGTTGGCTACTTTCCTGGTGACTGGGAAATCTACCTCATCAACAACGGCCATATCCGCGGCGCCGGCGGCAATGGCGGCGACTATGACGCCGACAACGCCACGCCGGGCGGCACTGCGTTGTTTCTCCGCAATTACATCAGCATCCAGAACAACGGCACCATCTACGGCGGCGGTGGTGGCGGCGGCGGTGCGTCTTGGGAAAGCGCCGGCGGCTCGGGTGGCGCCGGTGTCATCGCCGGCGTCGGCGGCTGGGGTTGGGCGCACTGGTACGCGGCGCCAGCTGGTTCTGAGTACAGCGGCGGCGCCGGCATCACCTATGCAAACGGCTCCAACGGTGGCCGCGGCGGCGACGTCGGACAGCCGGGGCAGCCGGGCACCAATGCCGGCGCGGCCGGCGCATCGTATGTGATGCCTGGTAAGCCGCCCGGTTACTGTTGGGATGGTGGCGGCTACATCAAGTCGTTTGGTGTTTGGGACAGCGCCCGCAATATTTGGACGAACACTGGAAATCCCGGAGCCTATGTCGGACCGGGAGCTTAACAGGAGGCTGTGATGGGTTTTGGCAGTGGCACTTACGATCCTAATCGCGGCCTGATCGGGCCCGCCGGCCAGGTGTTGGCCGGCCAGGATTTTATCAACGCCGCCAATCAAAACATCCTGCATGCCTTCGGTGGCGCGCCGGCATTCAGCTGGGACAGTGTGCCTGGTCCGTCGGCAGCGCCGGCGGCGGCACCTGCACCGTCAGCGCCAGCGCAGGCCGACATGACGCCGGCGCCGCCTAATCCGCCGCCGGGAATGACAGCTCTGCTGTCGACGCCATTCGACAAACAGCTCGATGACAGAGAGAGCAAGCCGTTCCGGCATCCGCTGTCGTTGGCACCGACGGCATTCGGCGGCAGCACCGACACCTTTGCCGACGCGGGCGGCGCAGCGCCTGGCGCGAAGCAGAAAGCGCTTGGTACATTCGGTATCGGCGGATCAGGCGAGCAGGTCTGATGCAGGAACAAGAACGACAGCCAAGTCTCGCCGAGGTGCTGGCATCGTTGTCCGCGCGGCCGCAGCAGGGCGGCCAGGCTTATGATATGAACCCACCACCACCGATCGGCCCGCAGTATCAGATGCCGGCGGTGACGGTCGATCGCCTTGGAGGGCGCAGCGGCTTCGCTCCGCACTTCAGTGGCGCCTACACCACGCCGGCCGCCGGCGGCGAGGTGTCGCTACAAGGACAGTATCAACCGAATACGGAGCGCCCGGAGTGGGGCGCCTCGCTCGGTTACAAGAGGCGGTTCTAATGCCAGGGCTCGGCGACTGGTTCACCAATCTGGCGATGGGCGATGACCCGCAGGCGTCGCGCGATAATCTGGCGCGGCTCGAGTATGAGGCCCGTCGTCAGCAGCAGCCGAACCTGTTGCCCTATCCGCAACACCTCCAGGTGCAATCGCGCCTGGCCGATGAAGCAGCTGCAGCGCCGCAGGCTCAGCTGCCGACAGCGCCGCCGGTTGATCTCAGCGCAACGCCGCAGGCCTCGACCGGAAGCCTGGCCGGTATGCTGTCGAACGCGACACAGGTAACACCGCAGGCGGAATTCCAGGCGCCGCGGATGCCGGCTGAGATGCGCAGTGCGCCGGCGCCACGCGGCCTGGATAAGGTTGCGCAGGCCGTGCTGCCCGATCGCCGCCTGAGCCCAGGCGAGGCACAGCTGGCACAGACCTTCCTCGGCACTCAAGGTGCAGGCAAGCGCGGCATGGGCTTGATTGATCTTGCAGGCGGCGCCCCGACGCAAGTTGCCCAGGAGCTCACGCAAGAGGGCGGCCCATCGGCGACTGGCTTAGCGGCGGCAATGGTCCCTGGCGCGCCAAAGGCGGGTGCGGTGGCGAAAGAGGCGGCGACGGGATTGAAGGGCGCCGTGACGGAAGCAATCGAGGCCTACAAGACGCCACAGCCGCGCGCGCTGCCGCCGAAGACCGAGCTGCCGCCGGGAGCTCCATCGATGGAGGCGGCCGCGATTAAGGCCTACCGCGAGAAGGCAGTGCCACAAGGCACGCCGGCGCAGCCGGCTGAGCTGCCGGCGCCAATCGGCGAGCCCACGACCAGCCGGGCTTATCCGCCGGCTAATTTCAGTCGGCCGCTGATGGGCGAGCCCGACGCGCGCTTCCCGCTGCGCTCGATGCCGTTGCAAGACGCTATCGCCGAGGCGCGCAAGGAGGCGCACCTGGCGCCTAATCGCAAGGGCGTCATCTCTGGCGCACCGGCCGGCGTGAAGACACCGGAAGACCTCGCCGCGATGCGCTCCGAGCTCGATCGGCTGGTCGACGTCGGCTCAAAATATGGCTCGGAGAAATGGTACCCGACCGCACGCGGCATGGTCACCGACCTGGCGCAGGGCGACGCGCAGAAGGCACCGCCGATTGCCTATGCGCTCGGCGCCGGCAGCAAGGGGCGATCGCCAGAGGCGAGCCTCGACACGCTGCCGAAGATGCACAACGCATTCCTGATGGGCCGCTACATGGGCCCAGGTGAGCATCCGCCTGGAGTGTCGACCGACGTCTGGCTGAAATATCGGCGCGGTCGCGACAAGGGCGAGTATGAAAAGATCGGCGCCAAGATCGATCCCTACACGCAGGACCTCGACCCGACGCAGCCCTATGCCAGCACCGCGGTCAACGATCGCTGGCACGGCCGCGCGTTTGGCTACAAGACGACGAAGGGCGACGAATGGAGTGACGCCTTTGACCCGGCACAGCATCGCTTCATGGACGCCGAGACATTGCTCGCGACCGATCGCGCCAACGCCAATAAATTTGGCGGCCGCAGTGATTGGAGGCCCGACGAAATACAGGCGATGATCTGGGTGGCGAAGCGCGGCGAGAGCGAGGGCCCGCTGAAGCCTCCATCATTCGTCGGCCCGAACCAGCCGGCAGAAATCAATCCAGAAATGTATCCGCAGTACCTGGACAAGCACACCTTCCAGGGCACCAGCGGCATCGTGCCTGGTACCGCCACCGGCATGTCGGTGGCCAAGGGCACCCAGGCCGAGCGTGACGCCTACGCCAAGAAACAGGGCGGCTGGGCCGACCCGAACACCGGCCACGATATTTATTTCGGCGGCGCCGGCATGGTGACGCGGCCATCGCTGCCGATGAAAGACATCTATGGTGGTGACACCAACCTCGGCGAGGTCGCGCGCGGCCTGGTCGGGCTCGAGGGCTCTGGCAAAAAGAAAGTAATCGACCAGACGTCGCTCGACCTGGTGCGCTACCTGCAGGAGCGTCGCGGCTATGCCTCGCAACAGAACATGAGCGCTGGCTCGGTGGTGTCCGATGTCGGCAACGCTAAAAATAGCAAGGGCACCAGCGTCATCATGCCGAGCGCTGGGTTGTCATCGCCGCAGGCAGCGCAGGCCGAGGCGCTCGGTGCCGAGCACGGACTGCCGTCGGTGGTCGACTACGGCGACCGCACCATGCTGACTGATTTCGGCGCCAAGCGGCCGACCATCACACAGGAACGGGCCGGCAATATTGGCGCGCGCTTGGCAGAGGTCACCGGAGTGCCCGGCAAAGGCCGTGCCGCCAACATGATATCGTCGGAAGGTCCAGGCTACAGCGGCGACATGAGTGAGCTCTGGGGCAAGCCATCGGCCGTCACCGATCACTTGCTGCAGACCGCCAACAATGTGCCGCAGCATGTCATCAACGCGATCGACAACGATCCGCGCATCCTCGCCGACACGCAACGGCGCCTGCAGGGTCTGCTCGATGAACAGAAGGCCGGCGGCCATGTGCCGCAGGAGATCATCAACTCGATGGAGATTTTGTCGCGACCGGCCGGGCCAAACGGCGGCATGCAGGGACTGGTCAACGCACGCGCTGCCGGCGTGATCTCGCTGCCAGTGCTGGCGCTGATTATTGGTCCGTATGTGATGCCGCAGGCGCAACCACAGGGTCAGGGCGCGATGCCTGATCTGAGGGGTTAGGCCGATGTGGCGCGCCATTATAAAAATTGACCCGGGTGGCACGGCCGATCGCGGCATAGTTGTCGCGCCACTCCTGCGCCAGCACCTTCGGATCATCGATCAGGTGATGGCGTGGTGGGTAGTCTTTACGGAACGCGGCACGCTCGGCCGCCGTGACCGGCGGCACCGGGTCGTTGTCGATCCATTGCTGCAGCAATGCCTTGCACTCTTCAACGCGGGTGGGGTACTTCCGCGCGTCCCGCGCCAGGCGGTCGGCCTCGATGCGCCGTTCCTGCTCGGTCAGTGGCTCTGCGATCCAAAAATCTGGACCGACGCCATTCTTCAATACCTTCACCACGGGCCACCTTTTGAAAAACCAAAACACCCTAGCATGGAGCAGCCAAATGGCACAACCGCCTAATTTCTCGAAAACAAAGGACAATTTCTCGCACCACAGCTCGCCGGCGGGCATGAAGCAGACGCCGATGCCGATCCCAGTGCCGCCGAAGAAGGCGGTGCCGCGCACGCTCACCGGCACCATCAACAACCGCTCGATGCCGGATCATGTCACCAAGCATCCGAACCCGGTCGGCCGGCCGGCGACGCTGAGCGACAGTGATCGCGATGAGGGTGGCGGCAAAATCAAAGCGGCCAAAGACACCGACAAGGACGGCTACTGAATGTCAGGGGCCGAGCGATATCTGCTGCTGTTGAGGCGCAAGCGAGCAATCCTGCAGGCGCAGGAAAGCCTTGTCGACTTTGCGCAGCTGATGATGCCCGACCCCGACAACACCGATGAAGCGACGATGTCGCTGTACAAGCCGCAAAAATTTCACCGGGTGATCGGCGCCGGCCTCGAGGAGATCGAGAAGGAGACCTATCGCCGACTGATGATTGCGATCGGCCCGCGCTTCGGCAAGACCACCTTGGCGGCCAAGATGTTTCCGGCGTGGTACGCGGGCAGACATCCTGACAGAAGCATCATCGTCGCCACCTACAATCAGCAATACGCCTGGGACCTCGGCCGCGGCATCCGCGATGTGATGACGTCGCCGCAGTTCAAGCAGGTGTTTCCAGAGCTGGCGATTAAGCAGCGCGCCTCCGCGGTCAACCGCATCGAGACGACGGCCGGCGGCGTGATCTTTTGCGTCGGCCGCGGTAGCGCGATCACCGGCCGCGGTGCGCATCTGATCCTGCTTGATGATCCGATCAAGGATCGTAAGGAGGCCGACTCGCTGCTGATCCTCGATGGCTTGTGGGCTTGGTACAATCAGGTGCTGCGCACCCGACTGATGAACCGCCGCGGCACCATGGTGCTGATCAATACGCGATGGTCGGAGAACGATCTAACCGGCCGGCTCATTGATCCGCTCAATCCGCACTACTCAATTGGCGAGGCGCGGCTGTGGCGCTCGATCGATTTGCCGGCGATCGCCGAGGACAACGATGTGCTCGGGCGCAAGCCTGGCGAGCCGCTGTGGGCCGATCGTTTCGATCTGCCCTACCTCGAGCAAATCCGATCGTCTGATCCACGCGGCTTCCAGGCGCTGTACCAGGGCAAGCCCTCGCCTCGCGAAGGCGCGTTCTTCAAGGTTAGCGATCTGGTGGGCTACAACACAATGCGCGAGATGCCGCCGAAGGAAAGCATGCGCTTCTATGCGGCGTCGGATCATGCCGTCAGCCTGGCGCAGCAAGCCGATCGGACTTGCCTGATGTGCGTCGGCGTCGATGAGAAGGACCACATCTGGATCATGCCAGACCTGGTGTGGGCGCGGCTTGATAGCCGCGACGCCATCGAGGGCATGGTGGCGATGATGGAGCGCTACAAGCCGCAATTCTGGTGGGCCGAGGCCGGCGCGATCGGCAAATCAATCGGGCCGTTTCTGCGCAAGCGCATGCTGGAGAAGCGCACCTTCTGCGCCATTGATCCGATCCCGCCGGTCGCCGACAAGCAGCAGCGCGCTCAATCAATCCAGGCGCGCTCATCGATGAAGATGGTTCACTTTCCAACCTGGACGACATGGTGGGCCGAGGCTCAGGACCAGCTGCTCAAGTTTCCGAATGCAGCCCATGATGACTTTGTCGACGCACTAGCCCTGATTGGGCTAGGTCTCAGCAAGATGCGGCCGCGCCAGCGGCAAAAGCAGAAAGAAGAGCCGAACAAGGAAGGCACATTCGGCTCGATGATCGAGGAAACCCGGAAGCGCGAAGGACGTATTGAGCGCCAACGGAGTTTGGAGGGATGGCTGTAGATTTACCGACCGGCGGAATGCCGGGAAGGCCCAGCGTCCCGCTCCTCGGCGGCGATGGGATGAGTGCTGGTGGTATCGGCGAGCCCGGTGCCGGCGGCATGCTGGACGAGATACTCAAGGCCGACAAAGAAACCATTGATCGCAATCCGCCCGAGGTCACTGACCAGCGCAAGGCGCTGGTCGCGGCCTGGTGCCGTCGCGTCAAGTCGGCCAAGTCGCACTGGGACAAGGCCTACAAAAAAATGCGGGAAGACCAGGACTTTTGTCTCGGTCTGCAGTGGAGCAAGAACCCCGAGGATCGCCGCTATAAGGCCAACCTGACGCTGCGCCTGGTGGCGCAGAAGACTGCATTTTTGTATGCCAAAAACCCGAAGGCGGTGGCGCGCCGGCGCGAGCGTCTCAACGCAGTGCTGTGGGACGGTACCAACAATCAGCTGCAGCAGATGATGCAGTCGGGCGCCATGCTGGCACAGCAGGCGGCGGGGCAGCCTGGCGGCATTCCTCAGGCCATGGGCTCGATGATGCAAGGCGCCCAGAACCCAATGCAGGACCCGCAGATGGCGGCCGCGGCGCAGATGGCGCAGCAGGGCATGGCGATCGCCGCCGACGCCTCGCGCGCCAAACAAGAAAACGAGATGCTGGATAAATTCGGCAAGACGCTGGAGCTCTTGTACGACTACAACATCAAGGAGCAGGTCCATCCGTTCAAGTCGATGATGAAGCTCGTGGTGCGCCGTGCCGTCACCGTCGGCGTCGGCTACGTCAAGCTCGGCTTTGAGCGGGTGATGGATAAGAAGCCCGACATGGAGAAGGGCATCGCCGACGCCAGCGAGCGCCTCTCCACGCTCGAGCGGCTCGCTGCCGACTTGCATGATCAGGTCACCGACGTCGACAGCATGGAGGCCGAGCAGCTGCGCTTGCTCATCCAGGATATGTCGCAGCAGCAGGAATTCCTGGTGCGTGAGGGTTTGACGTTCGACTATCCGCTGCCGACCAACATCATCCCCGACATCAAGACGGTCGAGCTCAGGCACTTCCTGCACTCCGATTGGGTTGCCGAGCAGTTCATGCTGTCGAAGAACGAGATCGAAGAGATTTACAACGTCGACGTCGGCGATAGCTTCACCAGCTACAAGCAGTGGGATATTCGCGGGCCCGACCCGATCCAGATGGCGCGACAAATGGCCGGCACCGACTGGGTCGAGGGTCGCAAATCAGACGATCGTCAGCAGGATTTTTGCTGCGTCTGGGAAATCTACAGCCGCAAAGACGGCATGGTTTACACCGTGTGTGATGGCTACAAAGATTTTCTGCGTGAGCCGGCGTCGCCTGAGGTCTACAACGAGCGCTTCTATCCTTGGTATCCGCTGCTGTTCAATGAGTGCGATCACCCGGAAGAAATATTTCCGCCGAGCGATGTGCGCCTGATGCGCGACATGCAGCTCGAGTACAACAGGTGCCGCGAAGGATTGAAGGAGCAGAGGATCGCGGCCAGGCCGTTCATCGGTGTCGTCGCCGGCTCGATGGAAGAGGCTGACCTGACCAAGCTCGAGAACCGCGAGGCCAACGCGATTGTCGAATTACAAGCATTGCAACCAAATCAAGATATAAAAAATTTGCTGCAGAGCTACGCTGGTAGCGGCATCGATCCGAACCTCTACGAGGTCAATCCGGTCTACGAGGATGTGCTGCGCACCACCGGCATTCAGGAGGCAAACCTCGGCGGCACCAGTGACGCCACCGCGACCCAGGCACAGATCGCTGAGGGCTCGCGCATGACCAGCATGGGGTCAAACACCGACGACCTGAACGATCTGCTGACGCAGCTCGCCCGCAACGGCGGCCAGATGTTGATCGGCGAGGTGGCGAAAGCAACGGTGGAGAAAATTGTTGGCCAGGGCGCGGTGTGGCCTGAGATGTCACGGCAGGACATTGCTCAGGAGGTGGCACTTGAGATCGAGGCCGGCTCGATGGGTCGACCGAACGCAGCTCAAGAGGTCGCCAATGCACAAAGGATTTATCCGTTGCTGATCCAAATCCCCGGCATCAATCCTGAATATCTCGCGAAGGACCTGCTGCGCAGAATGGATGACAGGCTCGATCTGACGCAGGCCTTCAAGTCGATGCTGCCGTCGATCGTCGCCATGAACGGCATGGCGCAGGGCATCCCGCCAGGCTCAGGCATGGGGCCAGGCGCCGCGCAGGGCCCGCAGGGCGCCGGCAATGCCGCAGGCGCCGGCCCGCCTCCAGGCGGCCCGCCAGACGCTGCCGGGCAGCTCGCTGGTGCCGCTCCCCCTAGCCCTGGTGGGGCGATGGGCGCCGCCCCCTAGCGCTGCCGACTCGGCGGGTGTATAGGCAGAAGCTCAGGGGAACTTCTTGGTTCGAAAGGTTGGCCGGTGGCCGGCGAATTCGAACCATCTACTGGTCCTGCAAATACACCAGAGCCGAGTGTCACCCCAGACGCGCCGGCTGTTCCGTCTACCGGCGAAAGCTCTGCGCCCTCGCCAAGCGCAACACCAGAACCCGGTGATAGCCGATCCGAACTTCTCGCCGCTGTGCAGCAGGCAGTCCCCGAACTGCGATCCTCACAGGACGATGAACCTCGGCAAGGCGGTGCCTCACCAGCACCTTCTGAGAAGCCCGATCCTTCCGCACCTCCACCGCCGGTTTCGCCAGAACAACTACCTGACGATCCGACGGCAGAGGAGCTTGCTGCTCTTCCGCCACGATCAAACGCCCGCATCCAGCGCTTGCTGGATCAACGGCGTGAGTTAAGGACTGAAAACGAACAACTGAAATCGATCGCGCCTCAAGCCGAGGCCGCCCAGGCCGTTCAGAAATATCTGCACGACAACGACATTGGCGGCGACGACTTCAAGCTGTTGCTCGAGTTGGGCGCAGCGATGCGACGCGGCGATATGAAGGCGTTCCACGAGGGTGTCACTCCTTACTACAGATTGGCGGAAGAATATCTGGGCTACAAATTGCCAGCGGACCTCCAACAGGCGGTCCAGCAAGGCCAGATGACGACCCAGGCTGCTGCGCTGTTTTCTCGAGAGCGCATGGACCGCGCGCTCGCCCAATCCAAGGGCATGCGGACCCAGCAGGTTTATCAAGAGCAACAGCAATTCACGCAGCAGCAATATCAGCAGCAAGCAGACGCGCGGCTCAAGCAGGACGTTGAAGCGAAGGTCAACGCCTGGGAGCAAGCGACTGCGCGGACTGATCCCGACTATCAGAAACTCAAACCGCTGCTCCATCAGCTGATGTGGTCGGTCGTCCGCGAAAAAGGCGGGCGAGTCGAGTCGCCGGATCAGGCCGTCGAGATTGCCAAGATCGCCTATGCACGAACCAAGGAGCACTCCGGTGCGCTTGTGACGCAGCAGCGGCGTTCAACATCGCGGGTGCCGAGCAGCACGGGACGAACAAATGGTGCTGCGCCAGAACCGACCAGTCTTGATGACGTGGTCCGAAGAGCCCTAGAGGGCGCACGCGCCAATTAAGTAAAGGCGCACTCCGATGCCGACTTTCTCATCTCCACTTTTGGAGCATGTGACGACGGCTGCGTTGGACTACTGGCTCAACAAAGGCACAGCATTCCAGCAAGCCATCCAGGAGAAGCCTCTCCTCGCAATGATGG